ATTAAATGAGATATATTCCGAACCTGTTGCAGTAGATTCAAATACAATATCACCCAACGATGTAGGAATTGCATCAACATATCTAAACTGATTTGTAAGATTATTATGGCTTGATAGTATTGATAATGTAATGTCTGCATTTGTTGGTGGAGCAGATGATCTTTGTACAGATCTGGTTACTGTTCCCATATTTGATACCTGGTTTCTTAATAACCATTTATACATTTCCTCATATGCAAGCATATTTTCATCTAAGAGAATGTTGCAAGAAAATTCATTGATGGTAATTGATTCGCCGGGATATGGAATGCTTTGTAATCTACGAACAGGTTGTTCAGCAGCAGGCATTAATAGACCTGGATGTGTCACATTTTGGCAAAAGAACTCTAGGTTAGGAAAGTTCTTTCGGTCAATAACCAATTTAAAACTGGTTGGTTGAAGATAGTTAAAGTTAGTTGTAAGTGCCATAGTACTACTATTTATATCAAATGTAAGTTAAAAAAAGAGGGAGCCGAAGCTCCCTCCCCTTTTTTATAGGTATTAACCTTATGCACCCAGGATGTTGTCAACCCGGAAGATACGGTAGTATTGGTTTGTCTTGTTAGCAGCCAAACCGTTTGCAGGTGTTGCACCAACGAATGGATTTGAGACCATGCCGTAGCGAGTCTTAAAGCCAATCTTCGGCTGGAATGTGTCCTCACCTACTGCACGAACCATTGTTAATGGTACGTATGGGCAATAGAAGAGACCTGCGTCGTATGGGTTTGTACCCTTATAACCAACGTTGACATAGTCAGCAGTTGAATATGGGTCAATGTATACGCGTGTACGACCATTTAGTACACCAGCGAAGGTGTTACCTGTGTCGTCAACATTCAGTGCAGTGTTCATTGCAGGAGCATAGTCAAGCATGCCAGAAGCAGCAAGAGCAGATGCAACGTCAGATGAACAGATCATGAAGTTACCTTTGCCCCGACGTGTGTCTTTAGCAATCTGGTTAGCTTCACGCTCAATCTGCATGATTAGGCCTTTGAACTTTTCAACAGACCAACGCCCATCGGCATCTGTCTGTACATCAAAGATACCATTGATGGCAGTGTTATTTGTACCAGCACCAGTCTTAGCTTGTGCATTGATTGTACGTACAACTTCACGGTTGATTTCAGCCATGATTTCTGTTGACAGAATGTTAGCCAGTTCTGTTTCAGCATCCAAGCCATGAATAGCTTTAAGATCCTGAGCCAGTTCCAATGTGTATTCTGCTTTCAGAGCACGTGACTTTGCAGTCACTGTTGCTTTTTCAATGGTGAAACCCATTTCAGCAAACTGCTCACCACCAGCTGCACCAAGCGCTTCTGCTTCTACAGTTGTGTATGGATCAATAGCTGCATTTGGCAGTGATGAATCACGCTCGTTATCGATGCTTGAGTCAGCTGCTACATGCGAACCATCTGCTACACCTGATAGACCTGATGGGTCTGCAGATTGTGCAGCAGTACCTGAATCGCCTGAGTAGTTAGCAACTGCTTCACCAAACAATGCTTCATCATTTGCAGATGCACCTGATTTGGTTGTCTGATAACGTGACTTCATTGCAAAGATCAAGCCTGTTGGACCTGACATTGGCTGAACACCACAAATATCATATGCCATTAGGTTAGGCATTGCACGACGTACAAGTGCGATCAGTACTGGATTCCAGTTAGCTGTACCACCACCTGTTACTGCGGTTGTGTTATTGGTTTCAAGAAGGCCTTCCTCACGGAGAGCAGTTTCTTGGTTTTCCAGAACAGCTGCTGTTACAGCTTTCCGGTGCGCGTCTTGGATAGTGCCTGCTGATTCTTCGTTCAGTACAGGTGCCCACTTTTCCATTAGCTTGTCATAAGAGACAGTATTTTGCATTTTTTTGGACTCCTAAATTATTTTTTGGATCTTTGAATTGCTTGAATATACTGAGCCATTGAACCAGAAGATTCAATAATGGCTTCGCCATCATCATCTTCTTCTACAATATCAGCAGACTCAGCCACTTTTTTGGTAAAGTATGATTCTTTGATTGTCTCTACCTTTTGTGCAAAGGCTTCGGCATCTTCAAAATCTACATCTTCAGCCAATTTCTTAAGTTTTTCAACTTGAGTAGCGGCAAGACCTTCAGCAGCTTCACGGATGATTGCATCACGCTTTAATACTTCTAGTTCTTCCTGCATTGCAAGTGTTTGTGCAACAGCAGTATTATGGGCTTCTTCAAGCTCTTCTACTTCTGCGGCAAGTTCGTCAACCAGGTCAACTTTGGACTCAGGCACTTCGATATATGACTCTGTGAACAGGTCCTTGAGTGAAGTCATAAACTTCTCTGCAATTTCTGTACGCAGACCAGATTCGACAGCAACCTTGTTGTCTTCCATCCACTGCTCAACTACGTAGTTCAAATATGAATCTACCTTTTCAACTAGTTCTGTCTTTGTAGATTCAATCTCTTCCGACAGTTCTTCGTTGTACTTCTCTTCAAGACGATCAATCTCTTCTGATAGCTTTGATTTAATTGCTGCTTCAAAGATTGTCTCTGCTTTGCCCTTAAATTCATCAGATAGTGTAGCTTCTGATTCAACTAATGCGCGTAAATCATCTGAGAAATCTACCTGGTAATCCATTTCAGAAATGGCTTCACCTTCGAATTCTTCTTGATTAACATCGTCTGTCATCATTTTGTTATATGAAGCCATCAGGGCGTCTTTTTTCATACCACCCATTTTGGTCATCATAACATTAATCATACCAGCCTTTGTTTTTGGCATTGGATCTTGTTTTGTTGAATCTGCAGCAGTTCCACCGGCCATCTTACGTTTTGGCGCTGAACCTGTTGCATCACCAGCTTGGTCTACACTTGCGATTGACTGAGCTTCTGCATTTTTAGGATCATGAGTTCCTTCTTCCATAACTTCGTCTGTTACTTCGTCATGGAGTTCAACGTCCTGATCTTCGATTTGGTATTCATCAGTCATTATTGACTCCTACATGTTAGATTTAAGTAACGAGAGGAAATTCTTAAACTCACGAACCTGTGTCTCATAGAGATCGGCACGTGGAGCTTTCTTAATTTCAGTCTCCATTTGTTCAATTTGTTTAGCTTCAATGATGCCGTTGTTCCATACCCATTCTACACCTTCCATAACGCCATTTACAAATGCTGACGGTGCAGATGGATCCTGTACAATGTCTACTGCATTAAGGAGAAAGTCTTCCTTAACATACATTGCGTCACCACGTTTTTCTAAACTTCCCATACCACGAGTCGAGACGCCTAAGTTGACACCACCATCAAGTAGACCTTTTACAATCTGTCCCATAGGAGTATCCAATATAGTCGCCTTACCCACAACATCGTTGCCTTTCCAATTTAGGCTTTCGATTTTGTGAGAAACTTTGTCTAAATTAACGGTTGGTCCATCAGGGTGATTTAACTCACCTACAGCACGACCCTTGGATACTTGCTCTCCATTATATTTGTTTAGAGCTTTCTCCATAATCGGCTTTGGATATATCCGACCGTTACGATTCTTTTGTTCTGCCTGCATGAATATACCTTCAATGGCATATTTCTTATTGCCTTTCTCGTCAGCCTCTGTAAGGACTTCAAGATTGGTTTCTGTATATTCTGCAATCAGTTTCATTTTTTAAGTACCTTTATAAATTCGGTAGCAGCTTTTTCTGCTTCTGCCTTTGTTTTATACCTATCAAGTCTATCACCATCTACATAGGCAACGAATCCATTTCGTTCCTTGTATACCATGATCTGGATACGGCCCAATTTTTTACTGACCATTAATTGGCCTTCAGGCTTTCTTCCAGTTAACTCTCTGATTTGACCAAAGGTTTTCATTTGTTACCTTTATTTATAACTTTATTATTTTTGACTGAAAAGATTATTCTTCTTCTTCTTCATCTTCCAATTCATATTCAAAATCAAGTTCATCCTCAATTTCGTCTATGGCTATATCCATTTCCTCGTCTGAGATTTCTTCTTCATCTTCTTCCGTTTCATCGCCATCTTCTGGATCAAGGTCAAGCTCGAGCTGATCACCATCCTCATCCCCCATGATGTCTTCTTGATTCTCATCATCTGGTTCCACTCCATTATAGATGTTATCGGCAAGACGTACCTGTTCCTGATCCAAAAGGTCAGTTAATTTAATAGTCATTACATCACCAAATGTTTTATTTGCATTATTAAAATCTTGATCTAGCGCTTGGCTAATCATATCTTTCACTGCTTCACTCATTGTTCATCTCCTGCTACGGGTTTAAGTTCAAATTTTTGAGCCGCCGGTGGTGCTTCTTGTTGCTGCGGTTCTTCATTTTCTGGTTCATTTTCAGATTCACCATCCATATCTTTATTCATATCTTCAATATCCTCATCGGAAAGGTGTAATACATTCTTTTGTACCCACTCTTTTGAGAAATATTCTCCAACATATTGTTGTACCATATCTAATGATTGTAGTCTTTCACGAAGCATTTCAGCATCACGAAGCTCAGTAAAGTGATTGTCCTTCTGATAGTCAACAGTAATATCATTTTTCCAACTTTCCCAATCTTCCTCAGTAATAACACCCTTCATTATAAGTTGTTTTTTCAAAATGCCATAGAAAAGATGAGAAAATCTCATACGAAGTCTATCAATAAACTTTTGGAATTTTAATTCATCTCTATTGATTTCTGTTGAACGACCAAGAATACCTTGTACGCTTTCGGTATCCAAACGAGAGATTGGTACATTCAATGCACGATACATTCTCTTTTGGAAATATAGAATATCTTCTATCTGACCAAGGTTTTCACCACCAGGTAATGTAGAAATCTCTGTGCCTCTACCACCCTCACGACGTGGTAACCAAAAATCTTCTAATAATGATTGGTGTTTACGGTCATCACGGATCTCACCAGTTTTTGCATCATATACAAGTTTGTTACGATACCTGGCCATAATGTCTTTCATATATTGTTCAGACTTGCCTCGTGGCATATTACCAACATCAATATAAAAGATACGACGTTCCGGTGCACGAGCCAAACGATAGATAACCAATGCATCTTCCATCATACGCAATTGGTTGATAGGCTTTAAAGCCTTGTGCATATGTGAAACAATTTTCTTACGGTCTTCTGTTAATAAACCAGATGTAACATATGACACTGAATCATTTGTCATTTTAATACCTGAAGTTGATTGTCCAGGCTTTTCTTGATATACAAAAAACTCTTCTGTATTTTCCACAATCTTTGCGCCAGTAATTGAATCCTTTTTATATTTGACCTTTTTAACTTTGCGCATTTTTGCTGAATCAATAGGACGAATCTCTAGGATACCTTCCTTAGGATTTGTTTCATTTACTACCAAGTGATGATATAAACGGCCATCAACATACCAACGACGAAAGATATCGTGACCAAGTTCTTTAAAATTTAACATACCATAGATGTTGTCAAATTCTTCTTTAATAAGTTTTTTAATTTTATCTGGTGCTTCAACCTTATCCATATTTAGATCAAGTGTCTGTTCTAATTCACTACCAGTAATTGATTCATTTATAATATCTTCAACGGCATTATCAACCTCAGGGTGCATTGCAACACCACGATATTTCATAATTAATTGATAATTATCCTTGGAATCATCACCATCTAAATTTAAATATTGACCATAATGTGTACCAGATGCTGTGGCATAACTACCACCCTCATCATCACGTGGCGGAACAATGGAAGGTTTTTTAATATCTTCTGCGTCTTTATTGGCTCTTTTAATTTCAAAGCCAAATAGTTTTAAACCATCATTTTCTGCCATATTTCATTTACCCTAATTAGAGAAAAGAAGGCCGAGCCACTCCCGGCCTTCTTTATATTTATTTAGCTTGTAGTATCGGATGTCCAGTATTGGAATGCCCATGTACAAGCAAATCGTTCAATGGTATCATTATCTGCATACGCCAATGGAATTGGAGCAAGGTCCTGAGGATATGCACCAATAAAGTTGTATGTTTTGATAATAGTACCAGCCCGATCAAGCTGTTCTACCTTAAGGTCTGCCTCATATGCAATGGGTGTTGATAGACCAGTATTTGCAGAGTGTGCATTCATACCGTTCATCCAACGCTCGATTGCGTTACGAATAGCAAAGTCTGTATCATTAATAATGGTGGTTGTCCATTCTGGGAATGTACGGTCACCAGCCATTTTTAAAATACGACCCCTAAAAGGTACAGGTATTTGACCCATTGTTGACCCTGGAAGTTCTGCAGCCTCAACCAAAAAGGAGGTTAATTCAGCATCACCATCAGCGAAACCTGGATAGTTAATAGTTACCTGGAAGAGATTAGGGCGTGCACCCCCTCCTCTCAGCTTTGATTTGAAATCATCTACTCCGAGAATTGCCATTGTTTATCTCCTTACACCGTGCCTACGACTTCTTCGAAGTCAACACCGGTACGAACAGCTACAAAGTTCAGAGTAACGTAGTTAATAGACCGAGCAGGTTTGATGAAAATACTTGCAACAAACTCGTTACGGTCAACTACTGCAGGTGTATTATTTGTTTCGTCACAAACAACACGGAAGTCAGTAATACCACGCCGTCCCTGTACTTCACGAAGTACTGGTTCAACGATATTGACAAATTCTGCCCGAGTAAACTCATCGTTAAACTCGAACATTACCTGTTGCGCTGCCCTACCAATTGCTCTCTCAAGGACAAGGAACAGACGACGTACGTTAATTCTGTCAAACGCAGATGGTCTACCAAGCTTGGTTTTATCACCAAAGAGTAGAACACCTTGACCAGGAATATTTGCAATCGGATTAATACCAGCCTTATACAAAGTATCCCTTTGTGTTTTGGTAGGTGAGTAAGCGATTGATGTAATTCCTAGATATTGACCACGCCGTGAACCTGCAGGTGAGAACCACGGTGCACGGTTATAATCCGTAGCAGCGCAGATGCCAGCAGTAGAGGATGCAGCAGGAATTTGAATGTATTGGTCATTGTACTTATCATATACCTTCAAGAACTGGTTATCTAAGATGAGGTATGATGAGAATGTACAACCATCTGCTGTAAGAACAGCATTATTAACCATTGTTTGAGGATTGGTTAAACCAACAACATCTGTCCGTGCAGGTGATGCAAGTACAACACAATCTTTACGTAGACCTTGAGCAGTTGCAACAAGAGCATTAACCACTGTATTTTGATCTGTTCTACTATTCATTGATGGAGAGATAATGAAATCAACTTCTACAATGTCTTTATCATCATACAGGTCATATCCTGTAAGATATTCACTGGTTGTAAGAGGATCCGAATTTGAACCACCTTCCATATTGTGATCAGTAGCTTGGTTAAATGTTGCCAAATGGCCAACTGCACCTGTTGCAGGACCACCCCAGTTGTAGGTATTACCTGTTGTAATACTTGTACCACCGGTTTGTCTTACGGCTTCAAAGTTTGAATCGAATGCAACCATCCAGACATAACCTGAACGATTATTAATCACATCGATTGCAAAGTTTGTTGTTCCATCAATATTCTTTGCATTGTCTGCAACAGAAACAAATGGATATCTTTCTAGAATTGTGCCACGTGTACCTGAGAATTTACCTTCGGCATCAATAACAACAACATGAACTTCATCATTTGATGCTGTTCTATTAGTTGCGTATGTTGATGTACCAGATACTTGATCGAATTCACCCTTATATGACCAGTTATTAAAGGCTGAATCTCTTGGTGGACACATTGAAACTTCTAATGAGTTACCAAGTTCACCAGGATACTTGGCTATAAATGTGTGTGAGCTATCAATAAGATCGGCGCGTTGTGCGTTCCAATCATCTTCGTTCTTAACTGTTTCCTGTGGTAGGTTACCGTTAGAATCTGATGCGCTTTGTCCGATAATTGAGCGTGAATTAAATGCGGTTCCATCTTTAATTTCTCTTGTCACAAAAAGTGATGAAGAATAATTAAGATAGTAATTGGTGGAAAACCAATCAATAGCATTTGCGGAGTCAGGTGTTGCAAAAGTATTTACC